GACAAGGAGTATAGAACCAAGTCCCGCTTAATTCAGAATGATCGGTTTGGTACGTGGAACAGGGACGAGTTCCATTCCAAGCGAACTAAGGATGTGAAGAAGACAATTAAAAACGTGTTGGAGTTTGTTAAGCCATATGCGTGGGCAGAATTAGTAACTGAAGAACGCAACAAAGCCCTTAACAGTGCGACAAGGTGGCGAGATGAGAACGACATGATTCAGTATACGTTTAGACCTAACGCTAAAGAAGTTGTAGAAGAAATACAACACCTGTTAAAACTAAACGTGCCGTTCAAGACCGAAACGTTTAGGAACATGATAAGCAAGCTACCCGAATGGGAAGAGAACGAACGTCGTAAGAGTATCGAAAACAAGTTTGACTCGGTTATTTTTCATAAAGATCAGGTCATCATTGTTACCCACGACGGACTTCATGTCGAATTGCCCAATGCAGAAGCCCTGCCTGAGAAACATAGAAATGCCATAGCTTTGCTAAAGATGGTGGGCGAAGAGCAACATATCCCCGAAGTTGGATATAAGGGTAAACACCAAAAGTATTTTATCTATGCCTAGTTGATTTTGTATTTTAGATTAGTTACAATTCATAGATATATTACAAAAGGAGTAAGGGTGTTTAGTTCCCAAGAAGAAAAGCAGAAGCGGTTTGATATTGAAATCAAGCGTTTGATTGAGTCATTTGGAGATGAAGCCGCTACTATACGAGTTCAGTTTATGGGGGACATGGTGCATTTGGTTGGCGGTAGAAAATTTGTTCCGCCGTCTGTCTCATGCGAACCCAAACACTTGCCTAAATTTATTACGGACAAAATTGCATTACTTAAAGTGCATGGCGCACGTAACTATGTTGATGGGGTTGGTAAGTGGTTGAGCAAGTATAGTTTTTATGTAGATATAACACCAAACGAATGGAAGGATTTTTATGAAAGCCTACCAAGTCCACGACGATGTGGGGTTGCTACGAGTGTTTAATTGGAAAGATGAAGCTGAACGATTTATGGAAGGTAAAGAAGATATGAAACTTGTTGTAGTTAAAACACAGAAGCGAGAAGCGGAAAGCCCGTTTGCCTTGGCTATGCGTCTATGTGGGGAGGCTTTATTTTGAGCGAACAAGATAAAGAAATGTTAAGAGATGTGTTTGCGGGCTTGGCTTTAGTGGGTCTCATTGTTAGGTATAGAGGTGAGGATACTGAGTCGGCATCAATTTCTGCGTATGAGTATGCAGATGAGATGATGAAAGCACGTGAAGGTAAAGAACCCGAGTCGGGTATTGTCGCAGTAAAACCAAAAAGGAAAAGATCTTTATGAGATTAAATAAACACCAACAGAATTTACTTTGGAGTGCGTCTAGTAAAAACGTGGAGAACAGAAGCTTGTCTCCTCTTGCCCTTGCTAGAAAGATTGATGCAGTTGTAGCAAAACTACACGCAGAAAATCCATCGGCATTTATTACTAGTGTGCAAGAAGATGAGAACGGCGATATTTATTTCAAAGGTATAGACGGACTACTAAAGGCTAGGGAGTTTTACAACGAGCCAGTATCAGTTCGTAGAGACTCATATAGATCTTACATAAAGCCAATGAAATCGCCACATGACTACGCCTGAGAAAAAAGTAAAAGACAAGGTAAAGAAGATGCTTGTTGAGGTCGGTGCTTACTATTTCATGCCCGCTACTGGTGGGTATGGAAGATCAGGAGTGCCCGACCTTGTCGCTTGCATAAAGGGTAAGTTTGTAGGTATTGAGTGTAAGGCAGGGAAAGGCAAACCTACTGCGTTACAAGAAAAAAACTTGATGGACATTTCTTGTGCGGGTGGGTATGCCGTTACTGTAAATGAGAATGGGTTAGAGGAGTTAAAAACATTCTTACAAGTATTGCAAAAGCAAGAGGGGGTTGGAGGATTTTTTGATCTATTAAAGGGGACAGATGATGAGTGAACCGATACCGTTTTTTGGGTGGTTGCAAGATGTTGAGGATACAGAGCAGATGTTGCGTAAACAGATACAGATTGTGCAAGCAGAGTTGGATAGATTGCAACAAGAGAATACTGCGTTGCGTAAACGTGTTGACCAAGGTGGGTATGAAATTGGATATGCTGAAGGATTAAAGAAAGCGAGTGAGAAATGAGTGAGCATGGCTATTGCCCAAACTGTAACGCTGACTTAGGTGGTGGGTCTATATGGGAGCATTTTTATAAGTTGACTGGGTCAGAAGAAAAGGCCGACAAGAGCGCAAAAGCGTATGGTGCTACTAAAGAGAAGGGGCAATGGGGTCGGGCAGTTGGTATTTACGATAGGGATTTAGACCGGACTGTGGCGTGGTTTTGTCCGGATTGTCAGCATAAATGGGGGAGGGTATGAACAAAAAGAAGCTAGTGGATGAAGCGCCATACCATCCGGGGTATGAAGATGCCGTTGTGGTTGATAACGTAAACAATCCTAAACACTACACGTCGCACCCTAGCGGTATCGACTGTATACAAATTACAGAACACATGGGGTTCTGTTTGGGTAATGCAATGAAATATGTATGGCGCGCTGATTTAAAAGGTGACGCTATAGAAGATTTAGAAAAAGCAGTTTGGTATATACGTCGAGAAATCGAGAGGAGAAAACGTGAAAATTGATGTAAAGATTGTTAAAGAAAACAAAGATGGTTCTGCTAACGCATCGGTGGACTTTGATAAAGAAGGACTAGAGTTCTTGGTGCAAGAAGGACTGCTATCCATATTGACTCAATACATAAAGCAAAATGAAAACGCACAAAAAGGCATTGAACTACGTAAAAGAACCGAGAAGAGTAAGGCACGCACAAGTGCTAAGACTGTTAAACGGAAACCCACGAACAATAAAAGAAATAGCAAAGTATCTAAAAGTTCATAAATATACGGCGGGCAGATACTTACGTGAGTTGTTACAAGACGGCAAAGTTGTATTACACACGAACGGCACAATACCAATTAGATATAGGAAAGTAAGATGAAAGTAGAAAAAATAGGCAACACACTGGGCATGGTGCATGCTAAGTTTGGCATAGATAACATTGACCTTATGTTGCTCGGAGTAGGTATGAACGAACGAGTAACCAATGTGCTAGAAGATTGCAAGCACTTAGGGTCTATGGCAAACCTACACTCTCGCTTAACTAAAAAGCTTGTCAAGAAGAAGTTAGTTAAGTTGCAGTCAAGCGAAGAAGATGGGCGAGTAAAGTATGTTGTCGAAGGAAGTAGACTAAAAGAACTCGAGGAAATCTTATGAACGAAGGCGTAAAGCTTTTGCTCGAGCGCATCAAGACACATCCCGAAGAATTTATGAAGGGTGGGCGGTGGATAAACATACTGGCTGAATATAACGAATATATTCCTGATGAACTAAAACCACTTACTGATGAAGCACGCAAGCTGGTGGCAAACGAATTTACTAAAGATGTTATGAGAGAGTTACTAGATAACAAACAAGAAGACTGGGTAAATAAAGTGCTGTCTCAAAGAGTTGATGTGCGCAAGACACTATACGGAAGGCTAAAGTATGACTCAATTGAAGAGAGTTCGTGAGATTGATGGGCATATAGTCCTACGTCCCGCTAAGTCCCACCCAAATCCCGACCACTGGGAGGCGCTACGGATATTTATTCGTGCTACACAAGGTAACTGTTGTAAAACATGTTGGCGAAATGGTGAAGATTTTACATTAGAACTACACCATCGGCATTACAACACGTGGGGTAATGAAAGCCCCAACGACGTGACGATGCTATGCCAATCCTGTCATGATGGGATTACAGAATCAATTAGAAGTAGGCGTCGTGCGCTTGGCGATCAGACGCTTAAAAAGGTTTCGAGTAGGGAGATTAAACCAAGACAATCTTCCAAGCCGAAAAAGAGGAAAGTAAAAGTTCCTAAAACTGTGCGGGCTAAAGAGATCGTAAGATCCCGACGCCCATAATTTAACGAAGAGGAGAGTAACATGCCAAAAGGCTATTCGCAGTATGAGGTTGAGTTAAGTGGTGATTCATTGATTATGCACAACGGACAAACGGCTGACCCGCTCAATCCGTTTAGTAAGGCTATGAAAGAAATTAGTAGCAAGCGTAAAAAGACGGACACCGACTACGAAGCTATGTCAAACATTGAGTATCGTGCGGGGCTATATCTAAACAAGAAGAACGAAGTTGTTGTCCCAAGCAGGGTGCTTGAGTCTGTGCTTGTTGAAGGCGCAAAGAAAAGCAAAGAAGGTAAGTTGGCATTGTCAGGTATGTTTGTAGATACCGACGCAGTGTTTACTTACGCCGGCGCTCCAAAAAGTATTGATGAGTTGATTGAAAGTGAAGATCATCGTATCTGTGTAGCGGTTCGTGTTGGTATGGCTAAGGTCATGCGTACCCGTCCGCACTTCAAAGATTGGAACGCTAAGTTCAAAGTATCTATTAACTCTGATGTAGCAAACGAAGCGCAGTTAAAGCGTTGGTTAGAAGATGCAGGTAGCTACGTTGGCATCGGCGATTGGAGACCACGCCATGGTCGCTACGAAGTTAAAAAGTTTGAAGCGGTAAAAATGCCGTTGAAGAAAGTAGCATAACTTGGACATTACGCCCCGGCGAGACTAGGTGGAGTGCGGTAGGGCGAAGTCGGGTTGGGTAAGGGTTTCATGGTCTGTTAAAGCCGGTTTAGGCTAGGTCAGCCCCGGCAAGGTGCGGTGAGGGTTTTACGATTTGGTCGGGCGAAGTTTGGATGGGTGCGGTCCGGCTGGGCATGATCGGGCGAGGGTTTCGTGGTTCCCTAGGCGGGGCGAGGCGTGGTGCGGTGAAGTTGGGATCGGTAAGGTTTGGGTATCGTGGTGAAGTATGGCACGGAACGGCGGGGTGGGGTCGGGTACGGAAGGGTATGGATTTTAGGGCTCGGCGCAGTGGTGTTAGGCAGGGCAAGGTGCGGTCTTGCGAGGGTTTCAAGTTGTGGCACGGCTCGGTACGTTCGGGTGCGGTGCGGTTAGGCAGAGCACGGTGTGGGTTTCACGCCCGGGCATGGCTCGGCTCGATAAGGTATAGCGGAGTGAGGTTTGGCAAGGGATTCGTGGCTCGGCTAGGCGCTGTATGGCGAAGTCATGTAAGGCACGGTATGGACATCAAGGAGAAAATAAATGACAAATATATTAAGTTTTGACGGAGTAACAACATTAGATTTAGACCCCGATATGGTGTTGCAAAACAACATTGGGAAATTAGAAGGCTTTGTGCTTGTGGGGTATACGACGGACGGCAAAGAATATACTTGCTCGACTTATGGCGATAGTCTCACTATACTTTGGCTACTGGAACGTGCTAAAAAACAAATATTAGAAAGCGCAGATGACGACGATGAAGATTTTGACGATTGATTTTGAAACGTATTACGATAAAGAATATTCTTTGTCGAAGATGACAACTGAGGAATACATTAGATCAGATCAGTTTGAAGTGATTGGTGTGGCAGTAAAAGAAGACGACGGCGAAACTGTTTGGTATGACAACAAACACATGACGGCGTCCCGCTTTGCCCAACTATACGACTGGAAGAACTGCTTAGTCCTTGCGCATAATACTCAGTTTGATGGCGCAATACTATCTTGGCGCTATGGTATTAAACCAAAAGGTTGGCTTGATACTTTGTGCATGGCTCGTGCCGTCCATGGTGTAGATGCGGGCGGTAGTCTTAAAGCATTAGCCGAGCGCTACATGATAGGAACAAAAGGTACGGAAGTAGTAAACGCTATGGGTAAACGACGTAACGACTTTACCCAGTCTGAGATCGACGCCTATGGAGAGTATTGCAGAAACGACGTGGAGATAACATACAGGTTGTTTAACATACTTATGCTACCCGGACTTGGCGGTACGTTTCCTATAAAAGAGTTAAAGGTAATTGACATAACACTAAACATGTTTGTTGGTCCTGTGCTTGACCTAAACCTACCTTTGCTTGAACAACACTTAGAAGACACAAAGAACAAGAAGGAAGCATTACTTGAGGCATGCGTGGCAGATAAAGATACACTCATGTCTAATGAAAAGTTTGCTGACATGTTAAAGTCTTTGGGTGTAGATCCCCCCACTAAAATTAGTTTGCGCACTGGCAAGGAAGCGTGGGCATTTGCCAAGACCGATGAAACGTTCAAAGAACTGGCATCACATCCCGATCTACGTGTTCAAGCTTTGGTTGAAGCAAGGTTGGGTAACAAAACTACGCTTGAGGAAACTCGTACACAACGTTTTATTGACATAGCCAAGCGTGGGAAGCTACCTGTGCCAATCAAATATTACGCAGCGCATACTGGGCGGTGGGGTGGAGACGATAAGATCAATCTGCAAAACTTACCTAGTCGTGGCGCTAATGCAAACAAGTTAAAGAAATCTATCTGCGCACCCGAGGGCTATGTCATTATTGACTCAGACTCATCTCAAATTGAAGCACGTACGGTTGCGTGGTTGGCGGGGCAAAACGATTTAGTGGAGGCATTTGAGAATGGAGAAGATGTATACAAAATCATGGCGTCTGCTATATATAGCAAGGACGTCTCAGAAATCACTGCGTCAGAAAGGTTTGTGGGTAAAACGACGATTCTCGGTGCGGGGTACGGAATGGGCGGTAAAAAGTTTCAAGCCCAACTTAAAACATTCGGAGTCGATATTCCGGAGGATGAAACGGGACAGATTATACAAATTTATCGGGCGACTTACGGAAAGATACCCGAACTATGGAAGCAAGCGGGTAGGTGTTTAGAAGCAATTAATTCTAAGCAAGGATGCTCTTTAGGTCTTGAAGGTGTGGTTGAGTTTGACCCACATAAGGCAGGGTTTTTATTACCTAGTGGGCTATGGCAACGCTACGAAGGTATTGAAAAAGTTACAGATTCTCAGGGTAATACCCAATTCCAATATCCTACACGGCGTGGGATAGTAAAGATTTACGGCGGTAAAGTAATTGAGAATATTTGTCAAGCGGTTGCACGCTGTGTGATTGCTGAACAAATGGTTAAAATAAGCCAACGATACAGAGTAGTTTTGACGGTGCATGATGCGGTTGCCTGTATCGCTAAAGAAGAAGAGAAAGAGAAAGCCCTCCAGTATGTTATGGAATGTATGCGTTGGAGACCAACGTGGGCTAATACTTTACCTTTAAATTGTGAAGCAAGTTATGGACATAGCTATGGAGATTGTTGATGGATTATTCGTCTTTTTTACTAGAGGCAAAGAAAAATTTAAAATTATACGAAGAGGCGATGAGAGATAGAAAATATAAAAAAGCAACAGAACATGCGTTAAACACACTAGCGGAAATTAGATTACTAGCAGTATTGGCAAAAGATGCAGGACAAAAAGAATAAACCACCACAACCGAACATGACTCAACAAGAAGTTGCAGAAGTACTTGGGGTGTCTCGTGCGGCTGTGGCGGACTTAGAAAAAAACGCTTTACGAAAACTTAGAATTGAGTTAAAAAAGCGTGGGTATACCATAGAAGATTTTTTTGGGAGAGAGTGATGAAAGAGATTAGAGATTTAGAAACACACATTTATAACTTGTGGACAGTAAAAGAACAAGTTCATACGTTGCTTTGGCGCTATATGGATCATCCTGAAGAGATGACGGAAAATGAGATGGCTAATCAACTACTGGCTATTGAATGCGTTCTTGATTTGTATTGTGAAAAAATATTTGACGAGTACAAACAGATTGCGCAACTTGACGAATACGCTACAGAAGAAGCTAAAGAATATCGTAAAAAGTTATTTAAAAAGATATATAAAAAGAAAAAAGATATTGATATAGAGGGACGGTGCTAAATGATTTACTACATAGTTTTAGGCACGATATTATTTTTAGCAATTGTTGGATTGCTTTCAGCAATCTTTTGGAAAAGAAAATGACAAACAAATACACATGGTCGTACTCATCGCTTAGTTTATTTAAACAATGCCCGCACCGATACTATCGGCTAAAGGTTGCTAAAGATATTACTGAGCCCCTTGGAGAGCATTTAGTTTATGGTAACGAAGTTCATAAAGCCGCCGAAAATTACATCGGAAAAGGTACACCAATACCTGAACAGTTTAGCTTTATGCAAGAACATCTTGACAAACTAAAAGACATCCCCGGCGAGAAATTGTGCGAAGAACGGCTAGGTCTAACTTATGATCTAAAGCCATGCACCTTTTTTGCCAAGGATGTTTGGTGGCGTGGTGTGGCTGACCTTTTGATTATCCAAGAGGATCGTGCCTATGTTATTGATTATAAAACTGGAAAGCCTAAGTTTGCGGAAACTGACCAATTAGAACTACTTGCCTTAGCCGTATTTAAGCACTACCCGCAAGTCAAAAAAGTCAAGGCTGGGTTATTATTTGTAGTAGCCAGCGACTTCATAAAAGCTAATTTTGAGCAAGACGATGAAGGTACTTATTGGAGCAAATGGCTAGAGGATACCAAGCGCCTAGAGGGGGCTATTGAGAACAACGTTTGGAATAAAAAGCCAAACTTTTCCTGTAAGGGTTGGTGTCCTGTGACTGACTGCGAACATAATGGGAAACAACACTAATGCCATATACGAAATCACCAAGACCTTATAAAAAGGAATATGCCTTACAAAAGGCAAGGGGCGAACACGAGAACCGCATGGAGCGCCAACGTGCTCGTCGTGCCATTGATAAAAATGGTAAAGACGCTAACGGTAACGGCAAAGCAGACGCACGTGAGGGCAAAGATGTAGCCCACAAAAAAGCCCTAGATAAAGGTGGTTCTAATAAACATGGTGTGTATATAACTACTGCATCCAAGAATCGTTCGTTTAAAAGAGATTCGCAGGGTAATTTAGTTTCTGAAGTAAGTAAGAAAGAACGCAAGAAAAAAGTTTGATGTTGTAGTGATGTCGTAAAGTATGGTGTGAGTGATAACGACAGGGTTTTCGTAACCCACATAACCGCATCAGTTATCGTTGCTAGTTAGTTGATCTGCCCCTTTCGTAGATGCAACTTCCCTCCTTGGGCAAAGAGATAACCGACTAACACCCGTAAGGTGTAACTTAAAACATGTGTTTTGAGTGATTTGTCGTCGGAGAAGAGAGTGCAAATAATAGATAACAAAGCATTATTATTAAAGGTCAAAGACCCAAACAGAATTACAACAGTAATACCTAAGAGCAAACTCCTAGATTCAGGAGAAGTGCTTGTCAAATGGGGAATAGAAGAGGCGCAGGTTCTTAAGAACTTAAAGCTAAAAAACGTGCCGTCCCCCATTACGGCTAAATACGAGTGGCCCGGTTTGTATAAACCGTTTGACCACCAAAAGGACACGGCGTCCTTTCTAACCCTGCATCGTAGAGCGTATTGCTTTAACGAACAAGGCACAGGCAAAACCGGTAGTGTAATTTGGGCTGCGGATTATTTGATGAACATTGGGGTTATTAAACGTGTTCTTGTTTTATGTCCGCTGTCCATTATGCAATCTGCTTGGCAAGATGATTTATTTAAACTTGCCATGCACCGCACCTGCTCAATAGCACACAGTTACTCAAAAGAAAAAAGAATACAAGCCGTCAATAGCGGATCTGATTTTGTTATCTGTAACTTTGATGGGCTTAATATCATAAAAGAAGCCGTAGAGAAGGGAGGGTTTGACCTAATTGTGGTAGATGAAGCAAATGCGTATAAAACAGTATCGACTACAAGATGGAAGATATTGAACTCTATTGTTAAACCGAACACATGGCTATGGATGCTAACAGGTACCCCCGCATCCCAATCCCCTACAGACGCATATGGATTAGCAAAGCTAGTAAACCCTAGCGGAGTCCCGCGTTTCTTTGGTTCGTTCCGAGATACTGTAATGTACAAGATTACACAGTTCAAATGGGTTCCAAAGCCAAACTCAGAAAAGATAGTTCATGATGTATTGCAACCCGCAATACGGTTCACAAAGGAAGACTGCCTTGATTTACCTGAGATGACGTATGTAACACGAGACGTTATCCTGACTCCGCAACAGATGAAGTATTACGAGATCATACGAAAAAACATGATCGTACTTGCCGCCGGAGAACAGATCACAACAGTTAACGCCGCCGCTAATTTAAATAAGTTATTGCAATTATCGTGTGGTGCGGTGTATTCCGACACCGGTGAAATTGTAGAGTTTGATGCGTCTAACCGGATTAGCGAACTAAAAGAAGTAATAGACGAAGCAAGCCATAAGGTTTTGGTATTTGTACCATATCGCCATGCTATAGAGATTGTTACCGAAGACTTAAAGAAGAATGGTTACGACCCTGAAATTATTAATGGTGACGTACCACCTACCAAACGCACAGAAATATTTAAACGGTTCCAAGAGACCCCAAGCCCCAAGGTATTAGTGATACAACCACAAGCTGCGTCTCATGGCGTTACATTAACTGGGGCAAACGTAGTAGTATGGTTTTCCCCTATTACGTCTGTAGAAACGTATCTACAAGCCAACGCTCGAGTGCATAGAGCAGGGCAACGTAACCCTACAACAGTTGTGCATTTACAAGGCTCTCCAGTCGAAAAGAAAATGTACAAGATGTTGCAATCTAAAATAGATATTCACACACAGATGATTGACCTATATAAAAATATTTTGGACGATACCCCTTGACAATGTAAAAGAATGGTATTAAATTATAGGTATAACTAAAAGGAGAAGAGTATGGAAAATGTTACTGCTGATAAGCTAGTTAAGACATATATCAAGATTCGTGATAAGCGTGCTGAAATTAAAAAGCAAGACGACGATCTTGAAGAGCAACAAAAAATAATCGAAGGTGAACTGTTAGAAATATGCAAAGCAACAGGCGCAGAAAGTTTGCGCACTGAGTTTGGCACAGTATCCCGCAAGATTAGTAAAAGATATTGGACGAGCGATTGGAGTTCGTTCTATGATTTTCTTAAGAAGCACGACGCAGTTGATCTATTAGAAAAGCGTATAGCTCAATCAACGATGTCTGCATTCCTTGAGGAAAACCCCGAGTTATTACCCCCGGGGCTACAAGTTGACCGTCAGTTCACTGCGGTTATTCGTCGTAAATAAATGGAGAAGATAATGAGCAAAGAACTTGCTATGTTAGATGGAGGGTTGCCCGCACACCTTAAAATTGCGGAACTTGACGATACCACTAAAGCTTTGATGGGCGATACTGGTGGTGGAAGCAAGCGTATTTCTATCGAGGGCGGTGTGTGGCGCTTACTAGTTAATGGCAAAGAAGTTGCTATTAAAGAAGAGCGTGCACTAAACGTTGTGATTGTTGCGGCATCCTCAAAGGTATCCCGCACATACTACGCCGGTGTTTATAAGAAGGGTCAGTCAGGACCTCCTGATTGTTGGTCTCCTAACGGCGACTTCCCTGATAGTAGCATCGCCGAGCCACAAGCAAAGAGTTGTGCTACTTGCCCACAGAACATCAAAGGTTCGGGACAGGGCGAAAGCCGTGCTTGCCGATACAGCCAACGTATTGCGGTTGTATTAGATAACGATATTGGTGGTGATGTATTCCAATTAACCCTACCCGCTACGTCTATTTTTGGCGAAGGCGAAGCAGGGAAATGGCCTCTACAAATGTACGCAAAGATGATTGGTGCTAAGAGCGTTCCAATTACTGCGGTTGTAACTGAGATGCGCTTTGATACTGCATCCTCTACACCCAAGATTACGTTCAAGCCAGTACGCTTCTTGGAGTCTAACGAGATTGCCGTAGCAATCGAGCAAGGCAAGAGCGAGTCAGCTATGCGTGCAATCACTATGGTTGTACCTAAACCAAAAGGCGATAACGCACTCAAGCTAGAGGCACCTGCCCCTGCTCCCGCACCAAAACCTGAGCCTGTAAAGGCAGTGGTTGAGGAAGAGGAAGATGAGCCAGTTAAACGTACGACCAAGAAGGAAGAACCTGCGCCTAAGAAAGATATTAGCAAAGTTCTTTCTGAGTGGGACGATGAATAGGAGTCATCATGAAAGGCTATTCAAGTACGTTTATTAACGAAGTGAATGCCTCAGATCGGTCAAAGTTAGGGGTACTGTTCGGAATTGCTTGTATTAGAAAGGATATTCCTGTTTCTGATGTAGCAACATTTTTCGACGTATCCCGCATGACTGTCTATTCTTGGTTTCGTGGTAAAACTAATGTCCCACAGAAACATCAGGAAAAGATGCAGAAGCTTGTTAGTAAGTTAAGTTAGTTGTATGGGGGGCTAGGGTAGCACCCGAAGAGAGTGTATCGCCGTCCACTCCTGCCCATCCTTTTTACGACGGTCAAAGGCGACTATGTTAACGAATATATTTTTAGAACAAGTTCTCCCGCCCACAGGACAATACTGTGTAGTTGGGTTGAAAGATGGCATGCCAAGACAAAAATTGGTTGGGTCATTAGAAGAGTTAGAAAGATTAGGTAACGGATTAGCTAAAGACGGGTTTGATACATACTTTGCACTTGCTTCATATGCAGACGCAAAGGGTGGTAGGGTTACTACTAATGCCGTGTCTCTCAAAGCGTTTTTTATAGATATAGATTGTGGTGCAAGTAAACCCTATGCGACCCAAGAAGACGGCTTAAAAGCCCTCAAAAGTTTTATAAAGACCGTGGGGCTACCCAAACCTACCATTGTTAATTCGGGGCGTGGATTGCACGTTTATTGGGCTCTAGAAGAGGCTATGCCTAAAGAGCAATGGAAGCCCTATGCCGAGGCATTTAAGCTTCTCTGTGATACGCATAACCTGCAAGCTGACCCTGTGGTTACAGCGGACGTTGCCCGCATCCTGCGGATTCCCAATACTCTTAACTACAAAGACATAAATAATCCAACAGATGTAGAAATTATACTTACAGGGCCCCTGGTGGCTAACGCTGTTTTCAAAGATCTTTTAAAAGTCCCTGATACAGAACCAATAGAAGAGGCAGACATATTTGCCGGTGTGAAAGGCAAGCCATTTATCCCTAGGGAAATGGATGCCCTAACTATGGCATTGATGGGCAACAGTCAGTCTAGGTTTAAGACCATACTGCTCAAAAGCCTAGAGGGTGAAGGATGCCCACAGATAGTTAATATCTATGAAAACCAAGATTCGATAGAAGAACCCTTATGGAGAGCAGGACTTAGTATTGCTAACGCTTGCGTGGACAACGAGAAAGCTATTCACATTATCTCTAAAAGGCACCCGGACTATTCGGTACAGGCTACTGAGCGCAAAGCAAACGACACAAAAGGTCCTTATACCTGCGCTACGTTTAAGAAGATCAATCCCAAACTTTGCCAAGGTTGCCCACACAATATCTCATCTCCAATCCAACTTGGTAAGGAGATTGCTGAAGCAGAGGAAGAGAGCGTAGTTGTTGAAAAAGAAAAAGCAACAAACGAACTGAAAGAATACACAATCCCAAAGTATCCATACCCCTTCTTCAGAGGCAAGGTTGGAGGGGTATACGTACGAAGTAAAAATCCTGAGACAGACGAAGACGAAGATACGCTTGTTTACGCATACGACTTCTATGTAGTCAAACGCATGCACGACCCCGATAAGGGCGAGTGTATTTTATTAAGACTACACCTACCAAAAGACGGCGTACGAGAGTTCATCATGCCACTCACTGCGGTGCTATCTAAGGATAGGTTTAGAGATGCTATTGCTGAGAAGGGCGTAGCGGTTTTAGGAAAGAGACAGGAAACATTGATGGCTTACATAACTAGATGGGTAGAAGAACTACAAGCTAGTTCAGAAGCAGAACTAGCCCGTAAACAGTTTGGGTGGTTGCCTGACGATAGCGGGTTTATACTTGGCGACAAAGAAATTACTGCCACGGAAATTAAATACAGCCCGCCTACGGCTACTACATTAGAACTTGTACCGATGTTTAGACAGAAGGGCGACTTTCATATATGGAAGGATGTAGTTAACGCCTATTCTAGAGACCGCATGGAAGCAAAGGCATTTGCGTTCTTCATGGGGTTTGGTAACGTCCTACTTAAATTTACTAACTTAGAAGGCTATTTACTAAGCCTTAAGTCTCAAGGTTCAGGCTCAGGCAAGACGACCATCCTACACACTATTGGCAGTATCTACGGACATCCTAAAGACTCACTAATGCGGGTTAAAGATACCTATAACCAAAAGCTTCAGCGTATTGGCACGTTCCAAAACTTACCAATATTGTTTGACGAAATGACCAACATGCCACCAGACCAAAAGTCAAACTTAACATATGACATTACTGAAGGTCGAGCCAAGAACCGGATGCGTTCACAAGAAAACGCCGAACGTATTAACCACACAAAATGGGCAACAGGATTAATTACAACATCTAATCGGTCGTTGCGTGATGACTTGTTATCTATCAAGGCATTCCCCGAAGGCGAACTCATGAGAATCATGGAGTTGCATATCTTTAACGACCCTAACGACGATCCTGAATGGTCTCGCAAACACTTTAACCGGCTATACGATAACTATGGGCATGCTGTATTCCCATACATCCAATACATCGTTAACCATTTGCCGGAAGTAATTACGTTCATCGGTACAATGCAGTCCAAGATAGAGCAAGCGGCGGAGATTAAATCCCACGAGCGCTACTGGTCAGCTATGTCTACGATTGCTATCGTTGGTGGTATTATTTCCAAGAATCTTGGCTTACATAATATTGACCACAAGCCTGTTCTAAAGTACGTCATTCAGCATATTAGGGACTCTAGACATCAGAATAATATGTTGATGCTAGAGAGTAGCGACTTCTTGGGTGGGTTTATTAATCGCAAATTCCACGAGACTCTTACGATTAACGGTAAGAAAGACGGAAAAACCGGACTGGAAACCGGACCTATCCGAGAACCCAAAGGGGCGCTTACTATCCGCTACGAGCCTGATACAAAGCTATTGTTTGTTGTGGCTAAGGAATACCGAGCCGAATGTGCCAAGATGCAACTCAACGTTGACGAGTCGCTATCCATGCACAAGAAGAACAAAGCGTTCCTTGGCACCAAGCGTAAGCGTATGACTGCCGGCACTATTATGGGCGCTGAAGTTAATGTACCCGCCTTTGTATTTGACGCTACTAAGCTAGATTTTTTCCGTGAAGATAAATTCCTAAATGCTCAAGATCCTGAATCTGATAGTGCTGATTCCGTGGAAGAAGTTTGAGCCGGGGCAGTCTTTATTTATCCCTTGTTTAGACCGAAAAGCCCACTGTAAAACCCTAAAAGCCGAAGCGGGGCGGTGGGGCTATAAAGTTATCTGCAAGGAAGTTGTAGAAAATGGACAATACGGCTTGCGAATTTGGCGGGTTGAGTGATAATTAATTCACTCTTCTCCTCGGAAAATATGAGGACTTAGCCCCGCGACATACTGCGGGGCATTTTTTATTAGAACCCAGCCCTTTGGCGTAAGTCGTAAACCCGCTCAAGAGCTCGGTTTTCTAATTCACGAAGTTTTTTAATTTCTGCGCCCTTTTGTTCAGCAGACATTTTAGACGCCGGCAGTTCATATATTTCATTTTCACGAGCCCGTATTTTAGCTAACTGATTATTTATGTTATTTACTTGGCTACGAACTGCCAATAAATCTTTCTTCTCTTCCATAAACTCTTTAGCTTCTTCAACCTGCCCACGCTTCTTCATACGGTTAAAGCCGTTCATTGCTTTATCTACTTCAGTACGTAACTCATAGAAGTCGTTTTTAGCGGCGCTACCATACTCACGATAGAAGAATGCACTAAGTCCCGGGAACGTAGCCAAGGCATCTTGCATTGTCTTCTCAGGTGCAGGTATATCTTTACCCCCATTAATCGCCCAAGATGTTGCCGCTAACCCCAATCCACCAGTAGTACCAAAATAACCCCTAATTAAGTGGTCAATGTTAACTGGGGCGATTACTCCAGCCTTGCCTAATATCTTAGCAAGCTCGGATGTGTAGTTAGAGTATTGCTGTGCGGTTGGTAAATTCTCTAAACCCTGCCCAATAATTGGTCTACCTGTAAACGTGTTGTAGTTTGCAAGTACTTCCAATGCCGGCTTAGCTACCTGTGGCGCTACTGTTGGGCTAAGGATAGCATTAGCTACCGCATCTGCCATACCCCTACGCATCTTTTTACCGTCGGTATATCCTGCGTCGGTTAGATATTGATAAGCATACTCAGATGTAAGTTTGGGAAATAAAAATATGTCCGTGCGAAGCGGTAACATGAAGCCAGTTCCTGGGATAACTAAATGCCGATCCCGGATGGTCGGATCCATTTTTTGGTAGTCTTCGTCATCACTAACAAGAGCAGTATATATAAATCCTAAAGCAGCAATTTTTGCAGCATTACTTAACAAAATACGTTGGGCTTCTTTCTTTTGAGAAGGAGAAATACTCTTACCCATCAAAGTTTTATAGACTACGTTTTGTGCCTGTAAGTATGCGCCAAAGAATGGAATAACTTGTCGTAGGATCTGCACATTACCGCTAGCCCCGCTACGCTTAAAGTTAATAATCTCAAATGCACGCTCAACAGCCGTAGCTTTATCTCCACCTTCTTCAAGCGTTAGGTTGTATACAGCCTGACGCACGGCATTATCTGATGCCATAGCTATACGCTCAAGTGGCGATAATACCTTCTGCCATGCGCTTGGCTTCTTTAAACCTGCGGCAATTTCAGCTTCGTTACGAGCTATTACTGCGGAGTAATCTTTTATACCTACCGCACCATATTTATTTAAAGCGGCGGCAGCCTCGCTTGTGCCCATCAACGTCTTGGTAAACTCTTTGGCTACCTCTAGTGGTAACTTAAAGGGTCGCTTCAATCCTGATGACAACATAGCTGCAAAAGAGTCTTGCGATAATTGGCTAACCGAGAAGAACGGTATAAGCACAATGTTTTTACGTAATATATTTGCAGCCGATGCCCAAAGTCGTAGTGATGGTAATACAACAGGCTCCATACCTTGGAAGGCATAGATAAACATTGGATCTTTAAACTCTACCCTACGTTTAACGCCATCAACCCACAAGTCCACTACGTTTTGGTCACGCTTAATTCTTTCATCTTGCCGTATATCTTTTACTTCGTCAGGCATTAATTGCTTAGCAATATCATACATGTTAAGGGCGGTCTTATTTTTAACTGACCGAGAAACCGTATAACTAATCCAACGCTCCATGTTGTTAAAGACGTTTGATACTTCATCTTCGCTGCCACGTATTTTGTAGTTCTTAGCAAAGTCTAGTAAACCACGACCAAACTCCTTGGGACCAGCTTTAGCTTCGAGCTGCTCGACTCGGTAAAACGGGACGTAGTCCATAGCGTCAAGTAGTTCTTCTGCTTGCGCCTCGTTGTACAAACCAGACTGTACAGCTACATCCATAGCGTTCTTACGAATAGCATTCCACTTGTTGCGTAGTTCTTTTAGCTCAGGAAATTCCTTGAACCACTCTAAACCAGCCTTAATTTGTTCGGGGCTCTTATGGCTATAAAAATCTTTTTTACTTTTACTTAATCCTTCTAAACGTTCGGCAACAAATGCCTGATGCGCATAGTCGCCCATCTTTTCTGAAGACACGCCATATTTACTAGCCAAAGCCGAAATATCTTGTATCAAACTCTTCCAGTTATTTTTGTCGTCTTTAGCTGCCCACTTAAAGGCTTCGTTGTCATACACAACATTACCTTGCTCTAAGAACTTCATTGCTACTGCTTCAGAGTGTGTAGCTTGAGATGTGCTTATCTTGAACATCTGTTCTTTGATAGTTTCCCAGTTAGTTCCAGAAGCTTCTAATTCTTCTCTAATACGGTTGGCAAGAGCGGCATCAGAAGAAAACCACATGGTTTCAGTTTTATTTAAAAACTTCTTTAAACCTTGTTTAGCTTCATCAGGAGAAACTTTACGAATTTGGAACGGTTGGGTTTTCTCGGGGCGTTTGCCGGTATACCCCGCAGCAGCTTCTAACTCGTCATATCGTGCTACTTTAGCCGTAGGTAGCGTTTCTTTACCGGTCACTACATCTTCTTGAATTTTGCGACCAAACGCTAAGCTGCGGTCTGCGGCTATTAGGGTATCTGCTAATGCGCTAAGCTTCTCGG